CTCTTCTACACTCTTTTTGTTATGATAAGCACCGAATGTTGAGGTATCATGATTCTTTAGAACTTTTTCATAATGAGGTATTGCTTTCTTTACCTTTTGTATTTTAATCACAAAATGACCTAAACCATCTACATTAAGTCTTAGGTCACTTAGACTACTCATTTTTTTTCTAAGAGTTTTGTAATATGCTTCTATTAAACTTTCTACAAGATCTTCAGAAACATCAAACTCTTTGGTTATTTCTTTATATAAACTACTTGCTTTCTTCGGTATCATGCCCTAAAAATTTATAGTCTAATAAGATTGTACCTTCTATCTGAACTCTTAGATTTGGGTTAACCATAATAACTTTTTTGTTATTTGGATCTTTAACCACAAGTCCATTCTTTTCTGCCTTGTTGATACTATTTCTTACAGTTTGTGGAGATTTGAATATCCAATCCTCTTCTGAAGATGCATCAAGACAAAAATTACTGAGCTCAATTGGTTGATTAAAACTCAATAAGGTAAGACAGTCAAGATCAGATTCACTCATTGTTATACGGTTAATATAACAATGAGTAAGAATCTGAAACTTTACAATATCCCATTTGGGCATTTTAACCCTTTTCTGTACTTGATTTACAAGTGCCATTAACCTTTTCTTAATTTTTTACCAGCAGCAGGTGCTTTTGCTACAGGTCTTGGAGGTTGTGGTTGATCCTCTTCTTCATCTAAGTCAGGACCTTGAGCAGCAGCCATCATACTTGCATATTGTAACTGCATAGTAGCTCTCTTATATCTAGCCTCTTCTACTTCAGTTAACAGTTTTTCATACTTAGCTTGTGCTTCTAAATAAGGTAGAGAGTTTTCATAAAAAGATTTCATCTCTTCTCTTCTTGCTTCCAATTCTTCTGGAGTCAAGTTTTCTTGGTGTTGGTTTTCCATGATATATAAATTAATGTTTACACAAATATACAAGAAAAGTTTAAACAGAATATGTTTAAATAAAAAAATCCAGGCATAGAACATACCTGGATTTCTATAGTTTAAGTAAGATTACTTCTTCTTTTTAGCAGCTCCTCCTTTTTTCATAGCAGCTACAATTGATGCACCACCACCTGCTTGGTATTTCTTTTTAACTGTTCCACCTTTCTTCTGTTGATCCATGACTTTTTTAACACCATAACCAGCAGCACCGGCAGCAGCAGCACCTAGGATTCCTCCAACTACTTTACCAACACCTTCTCCAACTTTGTTCATAGCAGATCTTCTTTTGTTCACACGTTGTGACTTAGCATATCCACATCCTTTCTTTCTTCTACGTCTTGGTTTACCATCAACCATAACAGTTTCCATACAAGCATCATCAGATGCACCACCTACCTCATACCTTTTAATCGGTTTAATTGAATCGTTTTTCATAATTATCTGTTTTTAATAGTGAAGTTTAATATTGTCAAAGAATAAAAGTTTCTGTTTGGATCTACTTCAATAGAAAGTAAATCAATTAAAGACAGTCTGGCTCTGATAGTTATTGTTCTCCAATTTGGCTTGTGGTTTTTCCAACTGTTTCTGAATTTCATTGTTATAAGGATTTTAGCATTGCAATAAGTTTAGGTTGAGGAGATACATCATTTTTATCTTTTCTATAAGAGTTATGAGTATATACTCCTGCTACTGCAGAAAGAGCATTTTTAGAAACTTCCCACATGTCTTTCTCATTGTACTTAATTGGAATACCCCATACCTTATTCCAGTATATAAGTAGTTGTTTTATAGATTCAATCTGTGCATCAGTGTAAGCATGATAATAGATATGACCTTTATATGGTTTATCTAATGTACATACTTGATCAGCCGGAACTTCTCTATCAACATAATTGTAGAATTTGTCACCAACTTTTTCCAAAGGTCCCCAGTTACAAACTTCAATTCCAATACTAATCTTATCTAAGTTTTGAAACTTTAAACCTCTAGAACGAAAAACATCTGACTTAACACCTAAATGGTATGCCCAGAATTTAGAAGAAAATGCTTGACAGATTTCCCCATCATAAGTATTCTTTGATAGACCTTTACCAGATATAGTGATACATGTGGCAATACGTCCTCTCTTATCTGTATTCCAATCATTAATTGTACTTACAGCAGATGAGTTACCTGCAGTATGGTGAAGTACAATCTGTACCTTTTTAGTTTCTTCTTTTACATACTGTGCTTCTGAAAGAGAAACTTGCTTTATCTTTTTTAAGTCTAATTCGGACATTACTTATTAAATTTTCTAGCAAAAAATTTAGAAAGCCAAGTACCTACTCTTTTCAATGCATTGTTTTCTGCATCTACAGTAACTACTGTACCTTCTTCAGTTTTTGTTACGTTAACATCTAGCTTCTCACTATCAAGAACAAACTCTTTCTTTTCTTCATCAGTGTTTACAACAACATCCACTTTTTCAGTGTCTACTGATACATTGACTTTCTTTCCTTCTTTTTTAGCTTTAGCTTTTACTTTTTTAGTTTTAACTTCTACTTCAAAGTCTTCAACTTTTTTCTTTTTTGTTGCCATTTTTATTTATTTAAGGGTTTATGATTTCTTCTTTTTTATCTTCTACTGTCAACTGAGAAGTTGCTGCAATAGTAGCACTTACTGTTGCTAAGTAGGTTGCAGTAGTAATAACTGCTGCTGGGAGTGTAACTGGTGCAGCAATTATTGCTCCTGCCACAGCACCTGTAATAATTGCCCATCTCTGTACTCTTTTCCAGAACTTAGGTGTCTTACCACTCCATCTTTCTTTAAGACTCTTTTCTTTCATCTTGCTTTGGTTTTATTGGTTCATCTTTAACATACTTTGCCAATTGTTTTAAGATTGGAGAGTACTCTGTCCAGCCTAACCTCTTGAAATTCTCAAGGTTAGACCAAAACAAATTTATAATAATATAGTTATAAAATCCATAATGTAACCACTCATATATGTTAAATGTTACTCCAAATATTGGTTTTATTTGAATATTTGTTGCCATTGCATGAGAAACTCCTATCATTAACATGTATACAAAAAGCTTAAACCATCCTTTTCCAAAGAGTTCAGAATCAAATTTCTTACCTTCTTTTTTAGATGCTTTAAGTCCTGTATAAAACTCTAGAGCAAACAAAAGTATAATACCTATACCTACTGGGAGAACAATACCAAATACGGCATTAAAATAATATGCTAATCCTGCAAATAATGCACTGACCCCTGTACAGGTACCAGCCATATGAGGATGAAATGCACTTGTTAAAAAATGATCTAAATCTTTGTATCCTGCTGACATTACTATTTTTGTAAAAATTGTTTTCATGGTTCTCTTAGTTACAACTTGTTAAGCATATACTTCTCCGCATTCTTGGTTGTTTCATCAGCCTTAAGCATGATGTCTATTATCTTACTGTCAACAAACTTTGGATGCACCCACCAATCTTCGTAAGGACATCTATCATTTGGAGATATGTTACTTGCAACAAGTACATAACCCTTTGACATTAAGAAATTTCTTGATTTAAGTCTGAATGATTTTGTAACATCAGCATAGTAATCATGCTCAAATGTTATTACACCAAATGTACACTGCTCCCATGGGATCATTGTAAGAATATCATAGGTTGTAGAAGGTGGCTCACAATCAACCTGAAGATAATCAATATGACCTTTAAGAGTTGAATAGTCATATTTTGTTGCATCAGCTAATAATACTTTGTTCTTTCTTACAGCATTAAACTTAGCAACCTCTTCTTCTTTAATTTCTAGTGATGTTCCTGTCCAACCAAATTCTTCTAGTAATGCAGTATTGCTTCCATAGAATGGATCTGCTGCACCAATTTCAAAGTAAGTTCCGTTTCTCTTACCATCTAACATAGTTAGGATAAACATATCCTGGTAAGTCTGAGAATAGTTCTTTTCAATATTCTCTGCTCCTGGAAACTTATATCTTAATTGATCATAATATCCTTTGTAATATCTAAGAAATGGATCCGGTCCTGATCCTAGTGACGTTACGTTGGTTTGTACTAATTTTCTGTATTTCTCAGAAAGAGTATCTGCTGCTTCAGTTAAATGGGCAAAGATGTCTCTTGACTCTTGACCTCTACCAATATGCCATGCAGCAACACCTCTTTGGAAACCTAGTTGATAACCTCCTTCGTATCCTAAATTAGAAGTTATTGGTTTTGCATATGGATGCACTCTCAATCCTTGTACAGCATAACTATACATCTGATGATAGTTCTGTTGTCTTTCATAATACTCACTTAAGTATAAATATGCTTCTGGTCTACCCGGCTCAAATGTCAATGCATTTAACCATAAGCCAAGTTCAGTAACATTTCTTCTACCAAGTGATGATAATGATTTAGCTGTCATCAAAAGTGCCTCATATGTAAGATCTGAGTCTTTTGCAAATTCTGCAGCTCTTAAATAAAAAGACATTGCTGATGCATAATGACCTTGTGTAAAATACATTTCTCCAAGATCAAAAGCATATTTACCATTAAATGGATCATTAATAAAATCAGCAATCTTTTTTGGAGTACTGATTAATGGGCTATCATTTAATTTTAAACCAAATGAAAACTCACAAAGTTCTTCTACCAAAGAACATGGAATTCTTGTAATAAATGCTGTAGAGTCTTGAAATCCAAAAGGAATAATAAATGAGTTTCCATCAAATGCTAAACCACAGGAGAATTCAATATTCCCTGTCATAAATTTAAACTCAGTTGAATGAGCTACAATTTTCCAGTCTTTGTTCCAGATAACAAATCTATGGTAGTAATGAGCATCTTTTCTTCCTTGTTCATTAAACCATAAATCTACTTCATGTGTAAGAGCTACATAGTAATCTCCTACAATAATTACTTGAGAACCTCCTCTAATATCTCTTGGGAATTTAACATCTTGTTCTACAAGATAAACAGTTTCTGATGTTCCTTTTTCTAGGTTTACTTTTACTACTTCGGTAGGAGATGTCCATTTAACATAGTGGAAAGGTAAGTCTAGTATAGGCATCCAGTTCTTTTCACAATAAGAAGAAGTTGGTGGCTCTATCCTAGTTCTCTCTACTTCAGTAGACTCAGTCTCAATTTTAGATAACTCCATTCTACCTTCACCATCTGTCTTTGTGTCTCTACGTACACCGGTAAGATATAATGTA